TAGAAAATGTGTATATCGGTAATGCCATTAAAAACACAGCAGAAGAAAATCAATCAGATAGCTTTAGCTCAATTTGGGGTAAAGACACTATCGTTGGTCACTTCACAAATGGTGCTGATGCAGATGGAAGAAACCCTTCATTAGGATATTCTTTCAGATGGACAAATCCATTATTCGGTACTCCAATGGCTGTAGAGTCATGGGAAGACCCAGACCATGGAAATTACATGAACATGAGAGTTCAGTATTACCAAGACGAGAAAATTACTTCTCCAGAACTTGGGTATCTATGGACAGCATGTGTTGACTAAACACTAAATGTGGGGGAGCTTTATGCTCCCTCATACTACCCATAGTGCATGGGTCAAAAGCACTCCATAAGTCATGGGCTACAAGACTCGCATAGGTCATGCGATAAAAGACACAAACAATTTAAGAGGTGTTTTATGACAAGTGTAAGTTCAGCAGCTTTAAGAGTTTATAGGAAGCTACAAACAAAAAAGAAAAAGCTTTATATCTTTACAAAATTAATTTATAATATGTAATGTAAAGGGATAACAATATTGATTGTTAAACGAAGAAAGCTAAGAGATTAGCACTACCCTTTACCGATTACCATGAGTAACAGAGAGAAATGGCAACCAACAAAATATCCAGACTATTTAGTATCTAACAAGGGTCGTGTTAAATCTCTTAAATATTATAGAGGCACACATTTTCGCATGTTATCACAGCATCCAGATAACGATGGTTATTTGCAAGTAACTTTATATCCTGGTAAATATGTAAAAGCAAAAGTGCATCACTTAGTTGCGGAAGCATTTTGTAAAGGTAAGTCGAAAGAAAAAAGGTGGGCATTACATAAAGATGGCAATAATCAAAACAACAGGGCTAGCAATATATACTGGGGTTCTCCTGCTGATAATACTAGGGATATGCACCTTCATGGCAATGCTAAAAATTGGTGGACTTCTGAAAAAAATGCTGCCAGAAAATTAAAACTGCAATCAGTAAAAAGAATTAAAAGAATATTAAAAGAGGATGAATCATGGGGCATACAATCTCGTTTGGCGAGAGAATACAATGTTGCACCTAAAACAATATCCGATATAAAGGTAGGTAAATCATGGGCAAATATAAGTTAGATTTAGTTTTTCTAGTAGCAGGTATGGAAATTTATCCAGACATAATGAAAGAAAAATCATTGGGTGGAAGTGAAACTGCTGGTATAGAAATGGCACATGCTATGGCAAGGCGAGGACATAATGTAAAACTTTTTTGTAACACACCAGAAATAGTAAAACATGAAAATGTTTCATATCAACCACACGGACCAGAACTTGGAAACTTTTTGCAATATACAACTTCTGCTACTACTGATGTTGTAATAAATCAAAGAATCCCTCAAGCATTTTCAATGCAATCAAAAGCAAAACATCATGTGCTTTGGATGCATGATTTTGCAACAGTACGACAAAGAAATGAATTTAATTCTAGCTTATGGAATGTAGACCAAATCTTTTGTTTAAGCGACTGGCAAATTAATCAGTACAAAGAACTCTACGGTCTATGTGAAGGCGAGATACATTACAACTTTGACCCATTCTTCAAGACATCAAATGGAATATCAGAAATACCAGATTATAAAATGACAAGAAAAAAGAAACAGCTTGTTTATACGAATAGACCAGAGCGAGGTATGGATGTCTTGCTTCAGCAAATTATGCCAGCAATATGGGAACAAGATGAAGATGTAGAATTAATCATATCAGGTTACGACAATACTTCTCCACAGATGGCAGATTATTACAATCAAATGGCACAGATAATAGCTAACTATGCAAGAGAGGGTAAAAAAATAAAACATGCAGGACATCTTACTAAAGAGCAATTGTACAAACTCTATCAAGAATCAACTGCATTTATTTATCCAACAATGTTTTATGAAACTTCTTGTATCACCGCTATGGAATCACAAGCTTGTGGATTGCCAATGGTAACTACAAACAGAGGAGCTCTACCAGAAACTTTGTGTAACAAAAGTAATTATCTGATTGATGGACCAACAAACACGGAGAAGTATACAACTGAATTTGTAGATGCTGTATTTCAAATAATTAATGAAACCGAAAGCAAAAAAGAAATACGAAAAGAACATATGAAGAAAAAAGTTTTTGATTATAACTGGGACAGGATTGCAGAGAAATGGGAACAAAACTTTTATGACCAGTTTGAAATGAAGACGGAACACAAATATTCGTTATATGAACATCTATTGAAGAAAGAAGACATCATGGCATTACGACATGCATTGAAAACTCATGAAGGCACAGTTGATTATTCTATGAAATATAGAAAGCTTTTAGGATGTCAGTATTCATATATAGATAATCCAGAGTGGTATAAAAAGAAATATGAAAAACTAGGTAAAGAATACATTGCAAAAGAAACATCTTTTGAACCAAGAGTTTATCCAAGAACAGAAGTAATGTTAAATATATTTCATGCTTATCATAAAGACAAACCTATAAAAAACTTTTTAGATTTTGGTAGTGGTATTGGCAACGAAGCATTTTTCTTTGTCAAAGAGTTTGAAGCAAAAGTGGATTGCATAAATATCTCAGATGCAGAAAACGAAGGTGCATTTAAATTAGTTCAGCAATCGCAGCCAGAGTTGCTGCAAAGCATAAAGTTTATTACATCAGATGAACATAGGCTACAAATAAATCAAAAATATGATGCACTACATATTGGTGAAGTTTTAGAGCATCAGCCATATCCAGATGAGTTTTTAGATAAATTAATGAAGTTTGTAAAAAAGGATGCACCAGTAGTTATCAGTGTTCCTATTGGAATATGGGAGGATGAAAGAGAGGCACATCTGTGGAACTTTGAAAGAAGGGATTTGCAAGAAATATTTGGACAACAGAAAAATTTGAATATCCAATTATGTTCTGGACCTTACAATCATAAAGAATCAGATAGGTTAGGATGGTTCATCGTATCATTTACCAAGAGCACATCTCCTTTTGGTAAAGTAAATTTAGATAGAAAAATATCAATACAAGCTCCTCGAGAAACTGTAAGTTGTTGCATTATCACAAAGAATGAAGAAAATGAAATAGGTGCATGTCTTGATTCTGTAAAGGGTATCGCTAATGAAATTATAGTCGGCGATACAGGTAACACAGATAAAACTAATGACATTGCAAGAGAAAAAGGGGCAAAAGTTATAAAGGTAAGAAATCCAATAGAGTATGGCTTTGATGAAGCTAGAAATGATACAATTGGTGATGCAAATGGCTCAATGATTCTTTGGATAGATGCTGACGAAAGATTGATGGATTCACCGAAAATTATAAAATACCTTAGAAGAAATTGCTTCAATGGATATAGTTTAAAACAAGTGCACCACACAACCGACCCAATTGGACCACCAAAAGTTGATATGCCAATAAGGTTATTTAGAAA